AGTATGATCACAATAGAATCTAGTAGTAACAAAGATATAATTTTTGAATGTGCTGATACTGAGTTCAATCGACTTGTTGTACATTTGTTAGTTGCTATGATGAATGAGTTAGATAAAAGAAGAACATACGAAATAGGAGGATTACATTAATGAATTATAAAACAGTTGGGTTTCAACTTAAATTAGATAAAGCTGAAAAAGTTGAAAATATGTTTTACTACATAGCCAACAAAAAAAACGAGAAAATAAAGTCAGTACAAAAAAACATAACTGAACAAGTCAAGGAACTTGGTGGGGTTGAACCTAATCTTCGTTCTTTATTTAAACCTAATAACCAGATATTTTATGATATCATCGAGGAAGAATACTTAAGACTTGGAGGAAAATTATGAGGGCAATAATATTATTATTTTTACTTGTTGGTTGTGCATCTACACCGATTATAGATAGTCGAGGTGGATCAGGTAACATACCAAGAGATGCAGAAAGAGTGCATGATGATATGTACACTTGCAGAGCTATTGCAGAAGATCACACCAACCCAATATTAGAAACATCAAAAAAGGTTTACAACTTGACTAGAGCTAGGCTTTTATGGATTCCACCAAAAGCTGAGAACAAGTACAAAAATATTTATGAAAAATGTTTAGAGGCAAGAGGACATTCTGTATTATCATGGGAATAGTGAACACGATATTATCTGTAATTAATTTATGTATTTTATTAGTTATTGTGTATTATATTGATCAGTATGTGAAAGCTGATTGGTGTTCTTGGGAAGTCGAAAAGTTGTTATTTAAAGTTGAAACTATTGAGGAGTTATTGAATGAGTAGAGAAGTTTTTGAATGTAAAATATGTCATGCACAATGCAAGCATGATGAAGTCAGTAGTGAAGATATATGT